TTATTCATATTTAGTTCCGCCAAGTTCAAAGGTTTGGGCGTATCACCACCAACACTCGATTTAGATCCTGCACCGCTAGGCGTTGCAACTCTAAAGTGAGGATTGTTGTCTAGGAACTGTTCCATGTATTCAGCAATTGTTAATGGCTCACCTTTATCGTTATACATTGGTGTATTATTATCACCAACAATCTCAGGTTTTCCATCATCGCCTAATCGAACATTTCCTTTAAGTAAGTTTACAATTTGCTTTGGTTTTATAGCTTGTTTTTCACTAGCCGCTTGAATCAAAGCATCATCTATCCTTACCTTTTCTAACTCGGCTTTGTATTGAGATATTTCCTGTTCTTTTTTAGAGACAGTCTCTTTTAATACTTTATCAAATTCACCTCGTTGTTTTTGCATATCTAACTCTTTTGCTTCTTTTTCTTGTAAGAGTTGTCGTGCTTCCTCAGGATCGATGCCATTGAATTTCTTTTCAATCTTAGCTCGTTCCCTTGCAAGTCTCTTTTCAATAATCTTATCCAATTCGCTTTGTGCGATCATTGGCTCTTGATTTTCAACTTCCTGTTTTGTTTCTAGAGATTCAGTATTCTCGATCTCCGTTTTTTGCTCGTCAGCCATAGTAGTATTCTCCTATATTATAAGATTGCCATTATTATCATACCAACTGGGATCAGTTGGCTAAATGGATCGGTGGTTGATTTACCTTTCCATATTTCAGAACTCCACTTATCTCTAAGTTCATCTTCTGAAAATATTTTACCTCTATTGGCAATACAAAATGGTCTACTATCACCAATTATATCTCCATAATATAGGTAGTTTGTTAGTCCAGCTTCCGTAGCTTTCGCTTTGGTAAACTGACCATCAAATTCCATTAAACTATCGTGTGCTAATTGCTTTGCGTATCTTCTCATATTATTTCCAACACGATCAGCACCATAAAAAGTATGCAGTCGTTGTATCGCTTTAGCTTTTTCAACTTCATCGGTTGTAGAGGCGACAAACTCTACTAATTCGTTAATCTCATCAACATCAGCTTTAATATATACGCCATTTATTCTTTGCTGAAGTGTCTTAACAGTATCATTAATTGATTTGCCTGTTATTGTCGAGGAATAAACTTCATCAGCTAATGCGTTTACAGTTTCAGCACCAATGTTTAAAAAACCAGTAAACTTTACTCGTTTTAAGTTAGTTATAGTCTCAATATCTAATTCAGTTAAAGTTTTAAACTTTGCAGGTATAGGTAACACTTTCATATTTTCTACTACCTGTTTAGCAACTCTATCGTATTCTCTTACAGTACCATCAGCCCATAATGTATAATGCTTATCTATTGCCGCTTTTAATTGTGGTCTAATTTCTACTGCTAATCTAGCCTCAAATAACTTACCTTGCCTTGTCGGTAAATTATTGGCTATCTTAACAACTTCTCTTTCTAAATTTTCAAGTGCGTTGTTTAACCTTTGAGTATGTAATACCTCAATATCGTCTACAAGATCTTCTCTTAACTGGGCTAATTCTTCAATTTTATCCATTAATCTCTATGCTTAGTTAAGTTCATAATAATTCCTGCATTTTCTTCTAATCGTTCCCAAAATTCGTCTAATGCATTGTGTTCACAATTAGCACATTTACAAGTAACACACACACCATTGTTTCCACAATGACATTCGTGATCACAATTTTTACATTGCATAATTTACTCCCCTATTATTTTATCTAAATGTTTCACTCCTACTGAATCAGTTACCATTATGCCTTTTTCTAAAGTGCAAGTGTACTGCACCTGTGATCCTGCTGTTCTTTCAGCCACTCTTTTGCCCTCTAAACAAACTGACAAACTAGGTTGATGATACCAACCATCTAATCTTTTATTATCTCCCTCTATAATATACATAGATAAAACAAACACCATTTCAATCATTAGTGGCTACCATTTCCCCTTAGTTTATCAACTAAAGTTTCTAAATCTATTATACGTTCTTCTAAGAATTGAACTTGCATATCTACTTTCTGTATTTGTGGCATATCAGCCTCAACATTTTCTTTTAACTTCTCTTGATTAGTTGCAAGGAACTCCACCAACATAAATAACTCATTTATTTGTGGACTTACCATATCGCCTTTTGGCACTCCATCTATAAACTCATTAGCTTTTTCTAAGTCTTTCGATATCAACTGAAGCTCAGTTTCTACAAGGGTTAATCTTTCCAACAGATTAAAATAACTGAATGTACCTATTGCAACTGCCGCTAATATAAATAAAAGATTTTTAGCAGGTAAACTAACCTTACTATCTTCAGATAAGTCTATCTTACTCGGCATCTTCTTCAGCTACTTGCGCTTGTGTCTGTGCTGTTTCAAATACTCCTACTTCTGTCTGTGCTTCAATCTCATCATTAATAGAACTAATAACCGCATCATCATCAATAACCGCATCAACAATCTGTTTATCAATTTCTTTTTGGAATGTGCTTGATCTTACACCACTTGCTTTAGCTTGTTGTAAGTATTGTAGATCAGAAGCATAATCTCTTAGGTTAAAGCTATCAGGATAGTCTATTTCTCCGTCAAATGTCTTACCTTGCCATCTAGCAAATAAAGACCATATATGCTCTTCTGCGTTTTCCAATAAATCAGCTTTTTCACTTAATGTTGAGTTAAGGTTTTCAAACTCAGTCTGTAAAGCAATCCCTGATTGTACTTGGGTTTTAGTTTGTCTTACCCCTGACATATGGGTTGCTCTATCTATCATTTCTATTTTCTGTTCGATAGATGATCTAATCTCACTTAAATTAGAGCCACTTGGTTGCAATAAATAAGGCTTCAATCCACTGTCTAAATCATCAGGCATAGATACGATTGCACCTGCACCAGCACTAGCCTCAACACCTTGTGTTTTAACTAAGCTAGGGTGGTTA